GATGGCAAAGCCGGTGGTGCCGTTGTAGTGCTCCAGGCTGATGTCGGCAGTTGCTGCGCCGTCCACATTGGCGCAGTACACCGAGTTGATTTTCAGTACCTTGCCGCTGCTGGCGCCATTGCTGAGCGCTGCAGCCATCGAGGTAGTGACGGCATAACCCACGGTCTTGCCGGTGACCGTCGTGACGGAGGTGCCTGATTTGATGTTGGGAGCTGCCATAAATCAGTCCCAGCTGGTGTAAGGGTCTTCATCCCAGTATAGGAATGAGGAGAAGTCGTAATCGCCGCCGACAACCACAGAAGCCGTGCCACCTGCCAATGTGATCGCGATGCTCTGCTGCAGGCCGCTGGTTGTGACCGCGCCAGCAAACGCCAGTGTGATGATGACTGCCAGCTCAATACCACTGGCAAACGCACCATCAGGCGGCACGGTTTCAAGTGTCAGCTCGACGTTGTAACGTCCGCAGTAGACGTCATCCACGGATGGCGGGTCCGTGTACCGCCAGCGGTAGTCCGTCAGTTGGTAGTCGCTGATGGTGGTGACGCCGCTCCAGATGCTGGACGGCAGGGTAAAGCTCTCAAAGCTGCCGAACTGGCCTTGGTAGTGGCTGAGGATGCTGAGCATGTCAGCTTCAGCCAGGGCGATGAAGCTCAGCCGCACTGAACTGCTGAGCATCACGTTGCTATGGCGCACACGATTCTGCAGGCCGTTGTAGGTGCTGAACGGCGTGTGAGGGTACTCGCCTGGCGTGAAAGAACGGGTGGCTGGCGTTAGCGAGGGGAAAGTGGCCATGATTTAAGGGTAAATCTGCACCCAGTTGTAGCCGTCGTATTCTGCGATTTGTTTTACGCGAAGCAGCACGCCAGGTTGTGTAAGGCCATTAGTGCTCATAGAGCACTGGATGATACCTCCAACATCAGGATCATTAAGCCCAATGCACCCTACGCCAAAAGCACTGTTATCCCAATGGGGATACTCATAGGAATAATAAGGAGTCTGCCTCCATGTGTAGTCGCCCGGGAATGAAGCTAGATCGTCTGATAGATACTCACTTATGTACCTATAGTTTTTAGGTGCTGCGTTGGCTACAGTTGTGCTGCCGTAAGTGGAGCCGTTAAAGCACTTGACTACAGATGTGTATGTGCCCTGCCCTTCAATGCCAATGACCAGTATTCCAGCGCTTGTTTCGTTCAGCCATGTGGGCATTTTTTGCCCTGGCTCTGCCACGTAGCTGATGGGATTACCCGAAGTGTCAAAGGTAATGGTGGCCAGCTTTACGCCATCTTTATACCAGGTGATTGACTCGGTTTGGTTTATGCCACACGGGCCGTAGGTGCCATTAAATGGATACAGTGCGCTACCCACGCCAACGGGCTGCCCCGCCGGGAATACTGAGTGAGGTAGATACTCGGCACTTGCTACATCCAACCCATCGTCAGTGTTGCCGGTGTCGCCAGTCGGCGCTGAATCGTTGAAGCCCAGACCGCCGCCACTTGGTGATAGCTCCAGCGGGTCATCACCATCAGCGTCCGTGAACGTCTCAGCCGGGATGGTGTTATCGCTGCTGGAGTTCACATCACAGCTCACGCCAGTGCGGCCGCTTGGCAGGATGATGCCGGTGCCGACAGCAGCAGCCACATCCAATGCGATCAGGCTGCGGCCTTGGTCGTCGATCGGGAAGTGTGTGGCCTCATAGCTCACATCACCCGCCAGCGTCTTGGTGATGCGCTCCACCTGATAGAGGTAGTCATGCACTGAGTTGGCGTAGGTGGTGTTGTCACGCGCCAGCTGCACGCGGATGATGTCGCCAGCGCTGATGAGCGTGTTGTGCTCCTGCGGCCGTGCTGCAAACCTGATGGTGTGCGTGGTGTATAGCCGCTTGGCCAAGATGTAGGCGCCAACCTTGACGGCATGATCCTCGCTGGTGCAGAACGTCGAGAGATCATGCGACTCATACGGCCCGGTCTCAGCAGTCCCGCTGTAACGCACCTCAGCGGTGCGGATGATGCCGATGTCGCTCTCTAGCTGCTGGCGCCAGATCACCTGCGCCACGAACGGCTGCCGGTCCGCCAGTGACAGATAGTTGATCTCCAGCGTGCCGGGCAGCACCGTGTCTTCGGTGAAGGTGTATTCCGCCGTGATCGCCGTGGTCTTGATTGCACCGCCGGCAGTCACTGGCAGCAGTGGCCTCAGTCCGCGCTTGCCGCCTGCGCTGCTCTCAGCCAGTAGGAAGTAGGGCGCCAGCCTGGCGGCAAGGTCTGAGTAGTTGGTGCTTTCGCGGATCTCAAGGTTGCAGGTGAAGCCGTTCACCTCAAGGAACGTGGCCGCTGCCAGCAGTGCGGTGTTGTCGATCATCGCCGCTGGTACCCTGCTGGTATTGACCAGCAGCCACTTCACCAGGTCCGCGAAGTTGTCGCTGGGGCCGGTCACGCTGTCGTAGATCCGAGTGACGGCCATGCCACCACGGATGAACAGATGCACCTGGCGGTTGTACTGATCGAAACCGTCCGGGATGGTGACGTTGAAGCTGAGCGTGCTGATGCCCGGATAGCTGCCAACGGTGCCGCAGAAGAATGGTGCCTCGGGCAAATCCTTACCGGCACGCTGCACCAGGAAGTTGCCGGGTGCCCAGGTGCCAGCCCTGCGGTTGTAGGTCTGCGTGTGTGCGCCAACGCGGCAGGCACGCTGAAAGACATCCTTCACCGGGATGCTGTCGAGCTGGCCCTCGCTCAGCACCAGCATGTAGTAGGCGGTGACGTTGTTGCTGGCGTCATTCTCGAAGCGGGCCTCGGTGGCGCCGGGGCTGATCAGGATGCCGCCTTTGCTGTTGCGGAACCGGGCGAACACGATCGGCACCGGCTCGCCAATCTGCGCGAACCGCTGCGGGCTATCTAGCTCTGTGGTGCCCTGCGCGGCGGTTGCATCAGCTGGTGCATTGATCTGACCGGCCTGGATGGCCAGCAGTGCCAGTGGATCGCTGGAGGAAAGGAAGCTCACTGCCTGATGCCCTGCCCCATGATCGCCAATGTCAACCGGCGCGGCGGCACTTGTGCTCCAACGGGAGACAATGCCGAGCCGAGTTGTATGGTCAGGCTAGTCAATCCGCCATTGCCGCCAACCACTTGGCCGGTGTACGCAGCCACCAGCTCCTGCCCAGCTTGCGGGGTGTTGTTGTTGATGGTGGAATCAAACTGGTAGATGCTGAGATCCACCAGGCGGCCATCGCTGATGGCAGCCAAGAACGCATCCAACACCAGGCCGGTGGCTGCAGCGGTAACGGAGACTGACTGCTCAGTACCACTGCTACCGGCGGTGATGCCATCAGCGATGAACGGCACGTAGTTCCAGCTGGCGCTCGACCATGTGACGCTGGTGTTGGCGTAGTAGCTCTGCCACCGCTGATAGGTGGTACCACCGGCGTCATAGATACGGAGGTATTGGCTTTGTGCTCTCATCAGGCCATGCCCAGCGCGATGCGTGCAGATGGCGTGCGCAACCGGCCGATCACGCCTTCAGCGGTCAGTCGCATGGCGCGCTCCATGTCGGTCACCGTGACGTAGCGCTGGCCGTCAAACTCCATCACCGGGCCGGTAGTTACGTTGATCGTAGTGCTATTACCCGCCGATCCGGTAGGTGTCGCTGCAACTGCGGACGCCCCGCGCACTCCAGACAGGTAATTTGACACAAATCCTGCTGCCTTGGATTCAGGCACGATGTACTCGGATTCGCCAGCTTCACCGATAAGGCCAAGTGTCGGGCGGCTTACGAAGCCACCTTGGGCAAAGCGCTTGACCGGGGCCTTTCCTCTGACTGTCGATGTTGTAGCTTGCCCTCTTAAATTGTTCAGTCGTTGTTGGGCATCAGCTGCTTCCCTGATTTTGGCGGCAGCCACTTCAGCGTTGGTAGCTATCCTGATGAAATTGCCCGCAGACTTGTCGCTATTGATGGCAATACTACTCGTAGCCTGAGCCATAAACTGCGATGACGAATAAGCGTTCGCCAGGCTTTGAGACACCGCTAGCGCAGAGGCTTGCGTTAAGCCAATCTGATCGCTGATTAGCTTCTGCTCTAGCGCGGTTTGAGCAGTAAGGATCTTTGCATTGTATTGCGCCTCTGCTGTGATTGCCTGATACCTGACTAGCTCTTTATTCGCCGCAACTTGAGCGGCAGTAGAGTTTATGACCGCATTTTGCGCTTGCAGTGCTTCCCCTAGCTTCTGGCGTTTTGCGGTCTCTTCCTCGACGTTCTTTGCTTTCAGGATCTGAAGGAATCCTTCTGCGCGGATCTCATCGTATTTAAGCCTAGCAGATTGAAGCTGCAGCTCGCCTTTAATCTTCTCCAGTCGAATGTTGTCTAGTGCTTGGCGGTACTCGATAACCGCAGCCTGCGCCTGTTGCCTGAATATCGCAACTGCAATATTGAATCGTTGCTGCGCAGTTCTGGCAAACTGGTACTCACGCTCCAGTTGAACCCCTCTGAGATCATTGATGGCCTTTTCTGCCGTAAATCTTGCCGATGTAACGCTGGCGCCCCTTTCAAGAGATGCAATCTGCGCATCAAGCGAAGTCTGCTGAGCACGCAGATTATTCAGCACGCTATTGGTAGCTGCAATCAGTCCTTTATTCTTTTCGGCTGCTGCCTCGATCTTGGGAGGGATCTGATCTAAACCTTGAAGTTGTTTCTTGATTTCGGCATTTATTCTTGCAGTCTCATCCGCAATTCCGCCTTGCTTTCCTTTGGCCTTTTCCGCCTTAATGCCAGCGTCACCCATTGCATTTCCAAGAGTCACAGCAGCGGCCGTAGCAGCACCAAGCGCTAATGCTGTAGTCGCTAAGCTCGCTGGGTTCATAACTCCTTGAAGAAACGCTGCTGCAACGCCTGCTGCTTTTTTAGCAGCCGCAAGCAATCCGGTAGCCACTGCCCACGCTTTGGTAGCAATGGCCGACGCGTTTAGCACCGCAACAAACGTACCAAGAAATACGGCTGTTTTAGCCAAACCTTTGATGTTCCTACGCACCAAGTCAACGGCGTCAGCGAGAACCTTGAACGGCGCAATGATTGCAGGAGTGATGGGCTTGAATGATACAATTAGATTCTTGAATGCCGAGTCAACTTCTTTTAATGCTCCTTGCAAAGTATCACCCATATCCTTAAAAGCCTTGTCCGCCACGCCTGTAGCGTTCTTTTGGTTTTCTAGGTTTTTATTAAACTTTTCCATGTTGCCGCTAACTAAAGGCAGCACCGCCTTTAGGGCATCAACGGAGCCAAATAGCTGCGTCAACTTAGTAGTGCTGCCGCCCGTTGCTTGCGCTACATCAGCTAATAGCCCGCCAAATCCTTTGGTGCGCAATCCTGTTTCATTAAACTCAATGCCTAACTCTTTGGCTAGGGATTGCGCTTCCGCTGTTGGCTTTAGTATCGCGACTAACGCCTGATTTAATCCAGTAAATGTTGCTTCAACTGGCACGCCTTGCGCCGTAATAGTGCCAATTGCAGCGTTCAGTTCATCAATGCCAACGCCAGCAGCATTTGCGGTTGGGGCCAAAAGTCCGATTTGAGTGGCGTATTCAGCCAATATAATTTTGCCATCATTTTGCGTTTGAATAAATCCATCCACCAAATTTCCGGCTTGAGCGGCAGCCATTCCATAGGCGTTTAACACGCTAGTAACAGCATTGCCAACTGTATTTAAGTCGCTCATGCCACCCACAGCACCCTTGGTGGACGCCTGTAGGATTACGGCCTGGTCGGATACACTCATAAAGCCGGCCGACGCAACATCGTATGCTGCGGCTGTTAACTCAACAGCAGAGGCTTGTCCTTTCAGTTCATTTGATAGGTTCATGAACCGAGCAGAAGCTGTATCAGCATTAACACCTAGCGATTTAAGCGCACCTTCCGCTTTTGATTGCTGAACTAATGTATCAAATGATTGTTGCAGGGTGAAGGCTGCGCCAGTTACCGCTGCAAGTTGACCTACTACTGAAGATGCTGCACTTTTAAGGTTTTCAAATATGCCCTTAGTCTTCTTAGGGATCCGGTCAAACGAACCATTTAACTTTTCTACCTCATTTTGAATCGCCTGAAGCAGTGACTGCGCCTGCTTGCCATCAATGTTGATGGCGACATTGGCAACTACAGACATGGCCGACAACCTCGCATGAAGCCAGTCTACCTGCGGCGATTCTTTCTAGCCGCTTCGTCTTGCTCTTGCGTTTCGATCTCAAATAGGGCTGCCCAGATCTGCAGCTCTTCCTTTGTAATGCGCTGGCTTAATTCGCTGAGTGTATAGCCCAGCTCACGAGCCAGGCGAAGCATGAGCCTTAGATACAAGTCACGCTTTAACTCAGTGGCTACTTTCCCGCTTCTG